GGAGCTTGCAAGTTTCCACCTGTTGCTCGGTTGTATTTTCTCCGACCTCTAGCAGTAAGACCACCAGTGGGGTCTTTGTCTGCCTTAGTCATTGATACACCCTTAGACATAAAAAATGTAAGCTATTTCAAATATAACACTATTACTTAATTTTTAAACTATTGCGTCTATGTTGGTAAGCAATCTTCTTTGAACTGGTCTTGCTTGCTTTAAATCTTCTCTTCTCTTTACTACTCATTTCTTTTGTAGTCTTTGGAGTCTTACTACTAACTCTCTTTGAAGGTCTGCAAGCAGGGTAGCCACCACGCTTCTCTCCTTTTTGCCGACCACAAGGTTTGCCTGTCTTAACGTCTACCCATTCTTCTTTAAACCATCTGCGTAAACTCATTTGCCTACTTCTTTTTGTGCTGCTGTATGTGCAGCTTTAAATGTTTTACCTTCACGCATAAGTTTTTTCATCATATCCATATGTTTTTTGGAATGATGTTTTGAATGTTTGTTGAGAGTAACTATCTGTTTAGGTGTTAGCTTTGCCATTCTTCTTTTTCTTTTTAGAGTTTTTAGATAAGATCATAAAATCTTTTCTAGTGATTTTCTTATCACCATCAACATCTAATTTGTACTGTTTTCCTTTAAGTGGCATAGTTAAATCCTCAA